TTGGGGGAACTATCGGCACAGGCGGTGGTGGAGGAGCTGCGGACCATCGCCATGGCAAAGGCCACGGACGTTTTGCAGGTCCGGGGCGGCAGGCTGGAGATCGCAGACATTCAGGACATGGCGGCTGTGGCTTCCATCGAGACCACTTCCTCCGGCCTGCGGGTGAAATTTTACGACAAATTAAAGGCGTTGGAGCTGTTGGGCAAGTGCCTGGGGCTGTTTTCCGGGGATGTGCCGGAGGAATCCGGCCAGTCCACCCTGCTGCAGGCCCTACTGGATGGGACCCGGGAGGAGGTGGCGCTGGATGATCTACCGGAGGCTGAGCAAGCGACAGAAGCTTGCCATGACCTGGTGGAATCGGGAGAATCTTCGTGACCGGGATGCCATCGTCTGCGACGGGGCGGTGCGCTCGGGCAAGACCCTTTCCATGACGGTTGGGTTCTTTCTGTGGAGCATGGGGGCCTTTCAAAATCAGGTCTTCGGCATCTGTGGCAAGACCATCGGCGCGCTGCGGCGGAACATCATCCTCCATCTGAACGACTGGCTGGATGGGGTCTTTACGGTGACGGAGCATCGGTCGGACAACCGGCTGGTGGTGCGATGCGGAAAGGTTCAGAACACCTACTACCTCTTCGGTGGCCAGGATGAGGGGGCATACGCCCTGATCCAGGGCATCACATTGGCTGGAATTCTGGTGGATGAGGCGGCGCTGCTGCCCCGGTCCTTTGTGGAGCAGGCCTGCGCCCGGTGCTCCGTGGCCGGGTCCCGGCTGTGGTTCAACTGCAATCCCGGGCATCCGGAGCATTGGTTCTACAAGGCCTGGATCCTGGGGGCAAGGGAGAAAAATGCGTTGCATCTGCACTTTACCATGGAGGACAACCCGGCCCTGGACCCCCATGTTCGCAGGCGGTATGAAAGCCTGTTTTCCGGGGTGTTTTACCGGCGGTACGTGCTGGGGCAATGGTGCGCTCCCCAGGGGCTGGTGTACCAAATCGACAAAATTCCACAGATTTCCAAACCGCCAAAGCCCGGGGGGCGGTACTACATTTCCGTGGACTACGGCACCCGGAATCCTTTTTCCGCAGGTCTGTGGCAGGTGGAAAATGGGGTAGCGGTGCGCATCCGGGAGTTTTACCACGACGGTCGGGCCACGGGCCGGACCATGACCGATGAGGAGTATTGCGACGTGCTGGAGGAACTGGCAGGTGGCCTGCCGGTGGAGCAGGTGATCGTGGACCCCTCGGCGGCGTCCTTCCTTGCGGCCTTGCGGCGGCGGGGGCGGTTCCGGATCCGGAAGGCCAAAAACGCGGTGCTGCCGGGGATCCGGCTGGTGGACAGCCTGCTGCGGCAGGGAAAGCTGCGGATCTGCGAAGCTTGCAGGGATGCCCTCCGGGAGTTTGGGCTGTACCGCTGGCAGGAGGACCAGGACGAGCCGGTGAAGGAGAACGATCACGCCATGGACGATATTCGGTATTTTGCCATGACGGTGATGCGAAGACAGGTGTAAATTCGTATTTATCGCTCTGTTCGTATAACGGATGTCATCTTGAGCGACCCGAAGGGGAGTCGAAAGATCCGTTCTCTTTCAATGGGTATTACGGATTTCTCCACTCGCCTTTGGCTCGGTCGAAATGACAGTGGAAGTTCGATAAATTGGAATTTAGAAATGGAGGGGCTATGAAGAAGTGGTTATGGGAGCGGTTTCTGCCCATGTGGGCCAAGGAGACGCTTCTGCAGGAAAATCGGCGGCTGAGCAATGAAAAGGCCGCCCTGGAACAGGAAAATGCCCGGCTGCGCAGCTACATCCGGGGGCTTCGGCTGGGGCTGCGGTGCCGGATCAGGGAGGAGAAACATGAAACCAACTGACTATCAGCAGGCATTCGGTGCCTGGGACAAAACAAGCCAGGCCATGCAGCGGGCCATCGATGACTGGTTCGCGCTGTACTACGGCACCGACGGGCAGGACAGCTGCCTGCGCATTGCCTACAGCGTGGTGAACAAGCTGACGAAAACCGTGTTCAGTGAGTACACCGCCGGCAGCCCCAGTCCCTTTTTCAGCCGGGTACTGGATGCGCTCAACCACCGGTGCCGGGAGGCGGTGCAGCTGGCGCTGGTGGGGGGCGAGTGCTACATAAAGCCCTGTCCCGGAGAAAATGGCTTCCGGTTCAGCCTGATCCCCAGAGATCAGATTCTGATCTTCTCCCGGGATGCCGACGGCATGCCCACGGATGTGGGCATGGCAGAAAAAAGCACCTGGGGCAGGTTCTACTACACCCTGTTGGAGCGCAGAAGTCTGGACAGCACCGGCAGGCTCACCATAGAAAACCGGCTGTTTCGCTCTCTGGGCCGGGACAGCCTGGGTAGCCCCGTGGCTCTGTCGGACCATCCGGCCTACCGGGAGCTGCCGGAGCGTTACACCTATCCCGAGCCCCTGGGGGGCATCGGTCTGGTGCAGCTGCGCACCCCCATGGTCAACTGCGTGGACGGCTCCCGGGAGGGGGTCAGCGTGTATGCCCCGGCGGCAGAGCTGATCCGGAGTATCCACCGCAATGAGCAGCTTCTGGCAGGTGAATTTGAACGGGGTCAGAGCCGGGTGCTGGTGTCCCGGGATCTTCTGGACCGGGACGGGGATCTGACGGAGAATCTGTTTGTGGGTCTGGATGGGGATCCCGAGGAGCTGGGGGTGCAAATTTTTGCACCGGAGCTGCGGGAGCAGTCGTATCTGCGTCGGAAGCAGGCCATTTTACGGGATTTGGAGACGGTGATGGGCCTGAAACGGGGGATGCTCAGCGATGTGAGCAGTCTTCAGCGGACAGCCACCGAGGTCTCCGACAGCCAGGGTGAGTACAGCCTGACGGTGATGGATTTTCAGAACATGTGGGAAGAGGGTCTGCGTCGGGTCCTGGGGCTGTGCGAAAAGCTGGGGGTGGCCTACGGCATGGAGGCCGGGGAATCGGCGGAGGTGACTGTGGACTGGGGCAACGGGGTGCTCTACGACGAGGATGCCATGTGGCTGGATTACAAGGACATGGTGGCCAAGGGTCTGGTGGCGCCGGAGGTGGCGCTGGGCTGGCGGTTCGGCATGGGGGCAGATACGCCCCAGCAGCGCAAGGCCATCCGGGAAAAATACATGCCGGGATAAATTTCAATTTATCGCACACTTTGGTCATGCCTGTAGGGAACGCTGCCCTCAGCGTTCCGAACGAAAATCAGACCTCGATGGGCTGATTTTCGTAATATCGTTGGCATCTGATAAGGTTTTTCGTCCATCGAGGCCGAAAAACCTTGCGGAACGCCGGGGGCGGCGTTCCCTACGCAGGAAAAGCAACGAAAGTGAAAGGAGAATGGTATGGAACTGGAATTTTTACAGGGACTGAGAAATGGGGAAGAGGGACTTTCCCAGGAGGTGATGGATGCGATCCTGCAGCAGCATGCCGCGGAACTGGCGGCGGTACGGCTGGAGGGGGCGTTGGACAGCGCCGTGGCCCGGGCAGGTGGCAGGAATGAAAAGGCCATCGCCGCCCTTTTGGACATGGAGGCGCTGAAGACCAGCGAGAATCTGCAGTCGGATCTGGAAAATGCCCTGAAGGAGCTGAAAAAGGAGCATCCGTATCTGTTTGAGGGCCATCGGGCACCTCCCTACGCACCCGGTACCGGCACCGGCGGGGAGCCTGCGCCCCAGGGGCCGGTGACCCTGGCCGGCGCGTTAAGACAAAAAATGAGAAAGTAAATTCCTGTTTAGAAGCGCAAGGGCGCTTCACCCCAATGCGCACGACCTGCGTGTATAATCGTTACCACCTGCGCCGCCCGGTATCGTTACTGCGTCAAAAAACGCTGGAATACGAACGTGTTTCCGTTACCGGGCGGGTTAGGAGGGGTAACGACTACCACCAGGTTATCGTGCGAATTGTCCGCGGGCACTGCCCGCTAAACAAGAATTTATGATACAAAACCACACAAAAGAAAGGAAGAATGAATTATGGCAATTACGCTTATGGAAGCAAAGGTCGGCATGGCCGACAAGGTGGATCAGGCGGTGGTGGACAGCTTCCGCCGCAGCTCCGTACTTCTGGACCGGATGGTGTTTGACAACGTCATCTCCCCCGGCACCGGCGGCAGCACCCTGACCTACGGCTACATCCAGCTGAAGACCCCCTCCACCGCCGCGGTCCGTCCTGTGGGCGCGGAGTACACCCCCGGTGAGGCCAAGCGGGAGGAGAAGACCACCTCCGCGGTGATCATGGGCGGTGCGTTCCAGGTGGACCGTGTGCTGCAGAACTCTGCCGGCGCTGCCGACGAGGTGGCATTCCAAGCCGAGCAGAAGATCAAGGCCACCGCCAACTATTTCCACAACATGGTCATCAACGGTGACAGCGAGGAAGGCGGCTTTGACGGTCTGAAGAAGCTGCTTACCGGCACTGCCAACGAGCTGACCTCCGGTGTCTCCCTGACCACCTCCCAGGAGTTGGACCAGAACTACAACGCATTCCTCGACGAGATGGACGGCTTCCTCAGCACCCTGGACGGCAACGCCGATCTGCTGCTGATGAACCGGGACATGCTCATCAAGCTGCGCTCCATTGCCCGTCGCGCGGGCTACTACGAGCGCACCCGGGACGACTTCGGCAACTTTGTGGAGACCTATGCCGGCATCCCCATGGTGGACATGGGCAAGTATTTCGACGGCGAAAACAGCCAGGATGTGGTACCCACCGAAGGCGGCAAGACTGCCATTTATGCCCTTTGCCTGGGCCTGGACGGCTTCCACGGCATTTCCCCCATGGGCAACGGCGTGATCCAGTGCTACATGCCCGATCTGGAGGCTCCCGGTGCGGTCAAGACCGGTGAAGTGGAGCTGGTGGCAGGCGTGGCTCTGAAGAACACCTTGAAAGCCGCGGTGCTGAAGGGTATCGCCATCGGCGTCTAAGTGGGAGGGCGATGCCCATGGTGACATACGAATTTTACAAGGATATCTACCTGGGCAGCGCCATTTCCAAGGCCGCCTTTCCTGAGGTCATTGCCCGGGCAGAGGAATGGATCGCAAAGCTGGAGCGGACCTGCCGGGTAGCGCCCTGTGGCCCGGACAGCCGGGCCATGGCGGTGTGCTCTGTGGCGGAGACCATGGAGGTGTTCTACAAGAAACGCATGGTCAAGCAGGAGTCCATCGGCGGCGTGAGCATCACCTACTTTGACGAGGGTGACCGAAGCCTGCAGCGGCAGCTATTGCAGAATGCAGGCACATTTCTGGACATTCGCCGGGGGGTGAAGTGATGGTTACCACCCTTTGCTGCCACACGGTGACGGTGTACCGGAAGGAAAAAGGCAAGGTTTCCCGGCAGGTGGTGGAGCGCTGCTTCTACCGGTACTGGGAGGAGCGGTCGGAGACCCCGGAGGGGGTGCGGGCAGAGCGCAAGTGCCTGCTCATTGCCCCCGGCGTTATCGACATCGACACCGGCGACCGGGTCTATGACGGCATCGGTCCGGTGGAGGTGGAGTGGGATGGGTTTGTGCCGGCTGCGGTGCCGGGCCTGAGCCAGATCGACTGGGTCAGACCCTGGTTCGTCCACGGCAAGCTCCACCACACCGAAGCGGGACGATGACAGGAATGGAGAATTGAGAATGGAGAATTCTAATTTATCGAACAGTAAGGCCTGTCATCCCGAGGAGCCGCAGGCGACGAGGGATCCCCATCTTAAGAAGGAAAAAGTATTGGGCCAGTAGCAAACTTGAAGGGGATCCTTCCTTGGCCTACGGCCTCGTCAGGATGACAAACTGTTTTTTAAACAGTTTGTCAAATTGAAATTTGAATCTTTCTCAATTAAAACGGGGTGAGAAGCATGGAACATTTAGAATTGCTGCAGAGGTGGCTGGCGGGGTTTCCTGGCTGGCAGGAGGCTCTGACGGACACCACTGAGGACATACCCGGCAGCTGCGGCCTGTTCCCCCAGGGGGTGCAGGTCCGGCGTCGGGAGGATATCTCCGGCAACTGCCGGGTGGAGCATCAGGAGAAGTATCTTCTGCGCAGGCACCATGTCCGCAATCAGGCAGCTGCCCGGTGGCTTCAGGAATTCCAGGACTGGGTCAATTCTCAGACCCAATTCCCGGCCCTGGGCGACCGCTGCCGGGTAACCGCGGAAAAGGGAAGGCTGGTCAGCACTTCCCAGGCCGGCATGGCTACCTATGAGGTTACGCTGACCTGCAATTACGGAAAGGAGTTAGCAAATGGCAAAGATTGAGAGAAAATATCTGGCCCACTATGTCAATACTGCCGCACCCGGCGAAAGTGCCGTGTATGAGCGGCTGGGCAAGGATCTGGAGGAGTTCAGCCCGGAACTCAGCGCCCAGGTGGAGACAAAAAAGAACATTCTGGGGGAAATGAGCGTGGTCATCTCCGGCTACGAAAAGTCCGGTCAGGTCCAGACCTACTACGCGGAGTCCGGCAGCGGCCTGTTTGCCCGGCTGCAGGAGATCATCGACAAGCAGCTGGTGCTGGACGATCTGAAGGCCGATGTGGTGGAGGTCAAGCTCTGGGAGAACCAGTCCGGCGGCTATCCTGCCATCCGGGAGGAGGTCTTCATTGAGATCAATTCCTACGGCGGCGACACCACCGGCTACCAGATCCCCTTTACCCTGCACTATACGGGCAATAAGACAGCTGGCACCTTCGATGTGGCCACCAAGACCTTTACGGAGAAGTAA